CGCGCGTCCTCAAGTGCTGCATTCGGGTCCATGTTCTGTGCCTCCCTATCACTGCCCCTAGCGGGCATCCGAACGGCCAGACCTCGCAGGCCTGGCCGCTCGAGACTCGCTAGCGCGCGCCTGTAAGCGCTTCGGTAGCCTCCTGATAGCGAGCGTCACGCTCAACTTCGCTCGCATGCCGCGGAACATAGGTGCTGTTCTGCTTCCACAGCACCACCGTCCCAGCCAAGTGCCTTGGCTCATACTCACGTTCAATCTGCTCACTCATGCCTACCTGCCTCACGCTTGCACGCACAGTCCCTCCTGACTGTGCGCTCAAGGCAAGGCAGGGACACTAGGTCCCTGCACTCACTCACTGACCAGAATCGCGGTACCGCCAACCGCACGGATCGCATCCCTGCACCGTGTAGCAGCATCTTCGTCCAACGTCGGCGCACCAACACGCACGTACCGCTTGCCATCCCACATCTCCACCGTGAACCAGTACATACTCACTCACTCCTCACTCACAGTGCACCGATAGTGCACACTGAGCAAAGGAACGTGTGTCATTTGCCCTACGGCAAACACGCAGCTCAAACCATGTCCCAACCCGTACATCGGTCGGAGTGAGCGACTAGGCATGGTCACCTTAAGGGTTTAGTCACCTGCCGCACAGATGTGATTCGAGCTCACATCGGGCTTGCTATGTCCCGCCGGTGTGTGTGCCTGCGGTCAGATTGTCAAGGTTCGGTATCTCGCACCGGCCGGTTCCCCGTGCCTGACGTGCTGATATACACACCATACCGAACCTAGGAACGTGTGTCAAGGCTGAGAATGAAGATTCTCACCAGCCAGGGCAGGCGATATCCCACGCGCCTGCGCGTGCCACGCTCGAGGGGATGCTGGCCAGGCACGCGCTGAGCTGGGCAGATACCCGCTAGGGTCGGCTGGTTCGGGCTGGGCCAGGCTAGGGGCAGACCGGGCATATCGCCCTCATATCATCAAACCGGACATTTCGGAATTTTTCCACGACTACCCCTCCGATTTTCACGGGATATTTTTTCATTCCCCCCTTGTTTTTCCGTTAACCGTTTGGCCCAGGGGTGCGGTTTCCTCATGGGCGGGTAAGCGGAATCGTTCTGGTTAACCGGTTTGTGGCTATGCTGGTTTCATGAGCGGTGATGCGAGCGAGCGGCAGCGTCCTGGGCGGTGGTGCTGGTGCCTGGATGTGCCGGAGGGGCAGGAGCCGCATGATTGTGCCGGTGATGAGGGCCGGTTCTGTTCTGCGCATGTGAGTCGCCGCTGGCCGGGCTGGGAGGAGAGGCAGATGCGGTGTAGGGGGTATGGGGCGCATGTGCATCCGTGGCCTCGGGTGCGTGTGGCGGCCAACTGACCGTCTTGGTTACGTTGTGTAGAGGTTTCAAGATCGTTCTTAGGGTCATTCACCGGCCGGCAACTACGCTGGGTGAGTTTCGGTGGGTGCGCCTAGACTTCGGTCATGGATCCGGTTTGGGGCTTGCTGGCGGCGGTCGCGTTTTTGGGGATGGTCGGCCTGGTCGTGTTCTTGATTGTGTTCGGGGTGATCATGGGTGCGTGGCTGCTGGTGGCCGTGGGGGTGGCTGCGCTCGCGGTTTTTGGTGCGATGGCGTGGGGTACGACTCGCTGATCCCGCTAGTTTGGGTGCGACCTGCGGAAACAGCCCTCTTTACAGGTTACCGGTTAACCGCTATATTGGGCTCATGACGAACCCCAATGATGAGTTTCCCGAGGTCAGGCTGTCCGACGCACTTTTCGGTGACGGTTTCCCCGAGTGGGGGCCGCGGACGCCATTGTCGGATGCGGTGATCGCGGATGGGATCGCCCGCCTGAGCGAGTTCCTCACCCCGGTCTCGCCCGGCGGGGTGGTGGCGAGCAGCACCGTCGAGTACATCTGCCAGGACTGCGACCGCCTCGTCAGCGAGATTCCGGCGCCGGGGAGTGGATGGTGGATTCACGCCTCGGCCGCTGACGCGCTGGCCTGTGAGGCGTCGAGCGAGCGGCTGAAGGCTCAGACGCGGGCGGCTAAGGAGATCCGGGCGGCGCACGCTGACCCGCACTGGCTGGAGCCCTGATGGGCGACTGGACGGCGTGCAGTGACCCGCCGGAAGAATCATGCAGTGATGCCGGGTGCCCGGTCCACGGCTGGGACCACTGCCGGGACTGCGGGCGCACTGACTGCACCGGGGAAGACTGCTACTGGCCAGATGAAGCGGGACTCCGCTGATGTCCCGCGTGAAGACCCCGAATGGTAAGCGGGTTCTGCTTGCGGTGAAGGTGTCTGAGGGTACGGCTGCTGCGGTGGATTCGGCGCGGGGGGATTTGCTTCCCGCGCAGTGGCTGCGGAACCTGATCGATGCGGCGCTGGAGGCTGAGGGGATTTCCCAAGCCCCGATCGACAGTCTGCCGCCCCAGATCCCGGCTGTGAAGACGGCCAGGCGGAAGTCCCGGGCGAATGGTCATCGGCCGCCGGTCGCACCACCATCGCCGTCCAAACCTCCCGCAGGACCCCCGCCTCGTCCTCCTGCCCCTCCGCCTGGTGCGGCTGTCTTCCAGGATGCGGGTGCTGAACGGGTCGTCACGGACGCCCCCCCGGCCCCTGCTGCGACACGGACGAAGTGCCCGCATCCGGGGACGCGGATGATCGGCGGGTTCTGCCCTACGTGTGAGCACCTGATCGAGCCGGGCGGCTACTGGCGGGAGTAGGGGCACCGCTAGGAGGCCCGGAAGACGCGGAGGCCGTCATCCCGGATGCTGCCAGTCCAGCGGTAGAGCGTGGTCCGGGACAGGGCGGATTGCGGGCCACGCAACGCGGCTGTAAGCATGCTCTGAATCGTCGGCTCCGGTTCCGGATCGGGCATCAGCCATTCCAGGCGATCGTCCGGTACGAACATCCGCTTACCGGCGTGCGGGCCACCGACTAGGGCGACCTCAGTCGCCGGGACCTCGTAGAAGTCCTCCATGCGCGCCTCGCCGTCGCTCATCCCGTCATGCTCTCACCCGGCAGGGGAGGTGCTCATGCCCTCCTCTGACCCTGCCCGTATCACTCCTCTTGCGGCTGAGAAGGCGCGTATCTGTATCCTTGCTGCCCGCCTGCGGACCCGGCGGATGACGTTCACCGACATCGCCGCGGAACTGGGCTTGTCGTCCCCGATCGCGGCGAAACAGGCCGTGTCGGTGGGTTTGGGCCTGCTGCCGTCGGAGAATTTCGCTGAGGCGCGCCGTGAAGCCGCTGATGAGCTCGATGAGATGGCGCGGGGTGCGTGGGAAGTCATCGACAACCCCGGCTTGGCGACCACCGTGTCGGGGAAACTGATCCTGGACCCGGACACGAACCGGGCGATGCCGGACCGGCAAGCGGAAATCGCCGCCCGCCGGCTGCTGCTCGAGATTCATAAGGAACGCCGGAAACTGTTCGGGGTCGACGCACCGAAACAGTCGGTGACGTTCAGCGGGAATCTTGAGGATCTGCGTGCCGAGGTGGAACGCAAACAGCGGGAACTCGCGGCGATCGAGCAAGGCGGCGGGGATGACGGTCCCGTTGGGGGGGCGAGTGTCCCGGCTGTACCGCCACGCCGGCCGCCGAACGGCAGTGGAAGCGTCTCGCTCATGCCGCCCCGCGAATAGGTCATGAGGGAAGACCCGCGCCGGTCGCTGTTGTCGTGACCGGCGCGAGCACGAAGTCAGTCATTAGCAGGTCCCCGACGCTGACGTCCAGTGCTTGCGCGAGTGCCACTGCATCGTCCACGTCGACCCGCCGGTAGCCGTGCTCGATCTTGGTGATGCCGGTGTCAGCGATCGGATGGCCGAGGGCGGCGAGGTGCTTGGCTAGTGCGGCGGTCGTGATCTCGCGCTCGCGGCGTATGCGGCGGACATTGGCGGCGACCCGGAGGCTAACCGCTCCCATTTCCTTAGACTTTCCTGCCATACGGGAAGCGTAGCGCCTAAATTGGAGCGCCGGTATTACTCTTCCGCTGACCAGCTGAGCACGTATTTGCATCCCGGTACAGGTTCGGCGTAGTCGCCGGGCCCGTACACGTCCACCACCTTCGGCCGCCCGTCCCGGTCCACGGTCACATTGATCGTGACACCGCCGACGTTCATCCACCAGACGGTGGCGTCCATCGCCTCGACATGTATCCACCGGCCGACCACGAGCTCATCGAACTCGGCGCCTTCGCAGACGGTGTAGCTCGTGTCATCGGTGAGCGGCTCCGCGCCGGGCTTCATCTCGCTGAGGCGCCGCAGGGTCGCCGCACGCCGGGCTGGCGCTCCTGGATTGTTGCTCACATCGAAAGAGCGGCCATAGCGGAAGCCGGTGCCGCTGTTCACCCCGAGCCATTCATGGGCGAGCAGTCGCCAGGGAGAGCCGGGGCGGCGGAGGCGGGTCATGCGCCCCATGATGCCCTGATGGGAGACGAGGTGAATCATGGTCGAGATCCCTGACTCCTGGTTCGGTGGTTACACCGAAGACGCCGGGGAACTGGCAGGCCTGGAGCACCTCGAGCTTGACCTGAAGGAGAAGCTCCTCGGCATCGAGGAGAAGCTCGCCAAAGCCCGCGGTAAGGGCGCTGCGACGATGGTGCATGATCCGGTCGCGTTCATCGATACGTACATCAGGTTCCCGCCGGGCCGGGACCTGGCCCCGTATCAGCGGGACATCATCGGTGAGTTCCCGGAGGACAAGCGTCTCGCGGTACGCGGCCCCCGCGGGCTGGGCAAGAGCGCGCTCGCGTCGTTGCTGGTCCTCTGGTTCGCGATCACCCGCGACGCCGCTGGGATCGACTGGAAGATCATGACGACGGCCGGGTCATGGCATCAGCTGGAGTCGTACCTGTGGCGTGAGATCACCAAGTGGGCGCGCAGGGTGGACTGGGAGAAACTGGGCCGGCCGGCACCGAATGAGCGCAACGAGCTCATGAAAACGAAGCTCAGGCTCAGGCATGGGGACGCGGACGCCGCGTCACCGGACACACCGGAGAAGATTGAAGGCGCCCACGCCGACCACATCATGCTGGTTGTGGATGAGGCGAAGATCGTCTCCGCGGAAACGTTCGACGCTGCTGAGGGCATCCTGTCCGGTGCGGGGGAAGACTCCGACCTTGAGGCGTACGCTCTCGCGATCTCGACGCCGGGGGAGCCGTCGGGCCGGTACTACGACATTCACCGCAAGGCACCGGGGCTTGAGGACTGGCATGTCCGCCACGTCACCCTCCAGGAAGCTGTCGCCGCTGGCCGCATGTCCCAGCAGTGGGCTGATCAGCGGAAACGGCTCTGGGGCGAGAACTCGGCCCTGTATCAGAACCATGTTCTGGGTGAGTTCTGCGCCGACGACGAGGACGCCATCATCAGCCTGTCGTGGGTTGAGGCTGCGATGGAACGGTGGCGGGCCTGGGACACTGACGGCAGGCCCGAGCAGGACGGGCCCCGTGTCGCCGGTGTTGACGTCGCCCGCTCCGGTAAAGACAAGTCGGTTGTGGCGGTCCGGCACGGTGATGTGATCGTGTCGATCACCGCGTTCCCGCGCGGGGACCTGATGGAAACCACCGGCCGCGTCAAGGTCATCCTCGACAAGGACCCGGAATGCCGGGCGATGGTCGACAGCATCGGCCTCGGCGCCGGGGTTTTCGACCGGCTCCGTGAGCAGGGCATGAAAACGGACCCGTTCAACGCGGCCCGCAAGACGACACTGAAGGATAAGACGGGCCAGTTCGGTTTCGTCAACCTCCGCAGTTACGGCTGGTTTCATCTCGCGGACATGCTGAACCCCGCCTACGGGGCCACGCTTGCCCTCCCGCCCGATGACGAGCTGGCCGGGGACCTGACGTCGCTGCACAAGAAGTTCATGTCCGACGGCAGGGTCCTGGTCGAGCCCAAGGATGACGTCAGGAAGCGTATCGGCAGGTCCACCGACCGTGGTGACGCTGTGATGCAGAGTTGCTACGGCGCGTCGGGGTCCTGGCATGACGCCTACGGCACCATGGCCTGCCCGTCATGCTCACGGGCGTTCCTCCGGGAAGCGGACGGCAAGGCCCGCACTGAATGCCCGCACTGCAAGACCTCCCTCGATGAACCGGAAGGCGAAGCTGCGTAAATGCCGGCCTGTACGCTGCCGCCATGCAGCCACAGGCCACCAGCACCGAAGAAGCAATGACAGCCATCCGGGGACTAGCTGTACTGGCCGGGAAGGCCTCCACGTTCGAGGAGTGGGAACGCATCTTCTGGATGATGTTCGACATCGCCCACACGGCCGGGCTGAAGATGACCGTAAGTCACGACATTGACACTCAGGCGCTCGCGAGGTCGCGGGAGCGCCAGATACAGGAAAGCATTCTGTCTGGTCGCCTTCTGTCCCGGGGGCGACCTCCCCGCTAGACGAGCCGGAAGGCGAGGCTGCGTGACCCACCCCGGCGTCGGTGTCCCCACCTCTCCCGGCACTCCCATCTTCGATCAGGTCGCCCAGTCAGCTATCGCGCAGGCCAGGGCCCGGATGGAAGGTTTCACCCGCCCCCGGCCACCGCTCACACCGGACCAGCGGAAAGAAGCACTGGAAGCCGCCGAGGAAGGCGCAGCGTGCAAGTTCTGCGCTGGCCTGCATGCCGGTGCGTCCACACCCGCCTGTCCTCGGCTGGCAACGTTCGAGCTCAACGGCGACGGCCAGGTGATCAAAGGCGCGTTCTGGCCCGAGGGTGTCAGCGATTCTGCCGTCGAGTTGGACGGCGAGGGTGCTGTCCGGGCGGTGACGTTCCACAAGCACGACGAATGGGACACCGAGAAGGTCGTGTCCGTCGCGGACGCGGCTGAGGAAGACGACGCCGAGGCAGAGCAAGGCAGCGAGAGCGGGTGAGCTAATTGGCTTCCCCCCGCGCCATCCTCCGCGCTTCTAAGGCGGCTCCCGGTGGCGCGCGGCCGACGGCTGCCCCGCAAGGCCCCGGCATCGGGCAGATCTCGCCGCTGGCCGCCGAGCTGGCAAACGAGAACCCGTACGCCAACACTTACGGCCCGTTCCTGCCCCGGCCGTCGCGGACGTTCACTGAGGGTGCGTTCGGCCCGTTCAGCCCGATCCTCCCGGTGCCGGTCGACGCCCCCGATCCGGGTGCGGAACTGCCCGCACCGCGGCGGTTCGACTACCCGGTCGGTTTCAACCTCCCCTCCGAGCCGGGTAATGACGGGTTCAAGCTGGCGTCGTTCGCGACGCTCCAGTCGATCGCCTCCGTCTACTCGATCGCACGTACGTGCATCCAGCGGCGTAAGGATGAGGTCGCTGGCCTGGACTGGGACATTGTGCCCACCCATGAGGCCAGCAAGGCGTATCAGGGTGACCACAAGGCGATGTGGGACTTCGGGGAGCGCCGCGCGAAGGCCGTCAAGTTCTTCAAGCGCCCCGACCCGAACTATTTCGGGTTCGACGGGTTCCTGAAGGCGCTGCTCGACCAGGTGTTCACGATCGACGCCTTGTCGCTGCTGATGCGGCCGAAATGGGCGCGGGGCGCCGGCCGGGGGCTTTGCGGTTCCGACCTGGACTGCTTTGAGCTGATCGACGGGGCGACGATCCGGCCGCTGCTCGGACTCCACGGCGAGATGCCGCGCCCCCCGGCACCTGCTGTACAGCAGTACCTGAAGGGTGTGCCCCGCAGCGATTTCACCACCATGTGGAACGAGCGGGACATCGAGGAAGCCGGCCTGCGCGGTTTTGAGGCCGGGGCACCGTTTCATAGCGACCAGATGCTGTACCTGCCGACGAACCCGCGGCCCCAGACCCCCTACGGGTTCGGGGCGACGGAGCAGGCGCTGATCGTCATCATGACCGGTTTGCGGAAGCAGGCCTACCAGCTGGAATATTACTCCGAGGGCACTGTTCCCGCCGTGTACATTTCCCCCGGCGACGTTAATATCACCCCGAATCAGGTCCGGGAATTGCAGGATGCGCTTAATGCGTATGCCGGGGATCAGGCGTGGCATCACAAGATTATTGTGCTGCCGCCCGGGTCGAAAGTGGATCCGCAAAGGCCGCAGGATCTCGCGGACCAGTTCGATGAAATTATCATGACCGAAGTGGCCATGGTTTATGACGTTGACCCGATGAGCCTGGGTATTATCCCGCAGGTTTCCACGGTCGTGTCCCCGTTCGCCGCGAAGGAGATGGCGCAGGCCAGCCGCACCGTCCACGAGCGGACCAGCACCAAACCGCTACTGAAGTTCCTGTGCAACATTTTCAATACCGTCCTGCATGAGACCGCTGGCCAGGACGATATGAAGTTCACGTTCGCGGGAATGGATGAGGCGCAGGACCAGGCCGCGCAAACGGATCTTCTGGTGAAGCAAGTCCAGAATGGTATCCGGTCGGTGGATGAGGCCCGCGAAGAACTGCAGATGACCCCCTGGGGCCTCCCGGAGACAAGCGGCCCAGTGGTATTCACCCAGATGGGTGTTGTGCCGTTCGAGTGGGTGCCTGGCGCGCAGTTGGAGCAGCAGGTTCCCGGCGGCGCGTACTCGGGGGAGACCAGCACCGCGGAGGATCAGGGCCAGCAGCAGGTCGGCGGCCGTGGTGACACCCGCCCGCTGGGGGTGCATCACCCGCCGTCGTCCCGTCCGGTCGGCACCCACAACCCGCGTCTCGGGCTGCCTTCGGGAACTAACCTGCGTGCGGAGACACCCCCGCAGCGGGCCGGCCGCGGTGGTGCCCGCACCCCGGCGCATTCCGCCGCCGAGGGTGCTCAGGGGACCATGCGGCAGGGGAAAGCCGTTCAGTCCGAGTTGCAGGCCCTGGCCCGGCATCTGCGTAAGGGCCGCCACATCACGACGTGGGAGCCGGAGCACATTCCCGGTGCGATCCTCGCCAGCATCGCCGAAGACCTCACCAAAGGCCTGACCGTTGATGAGGCCGTCGGCGCGGTGGTGCTCCCAAAAGCAGCGTACGAGTGGGCGGATAAAGCCGGCCCGCAGCAGGGGCAAAACCAGCAGCAGACCCCGGCGCAGGTGAGGGCGCAGCAGATCGCGACGACGTTCGCGCAGCGGATCCGGGCCGCGTTCCTCGCGGTTGCCAGGGCGGCGTTGCGGCTGATCCGCATGTGGCTGACTGGTTCCCTCGCGATCACCGCGGTCGCTTTGGCGGGGATGGTCGAGGAACTGATCCGCCAGAACCTCACTCCCGTCCTGGACACCCTGTGGCGGGAAGCGTGGCGTCTCGGCACGGACACCGCTGAGGCTGTCATCCGCGACGAGGACCCGGACTGGGAGCCCAGTGACACGGGCACGGCGGGAACATCCGCGGCGATGGACGCCTGGATCGCTTCCCATGGCCGGGACACGCTTGAGGGCATCATCACCACCCGGATCCCCGAGCTCGCGGACATGCTCAGCCAGGGATCCGCGGCGGGGGAGACCGCGGAGCATATGGCTGCGGCGATCCCGGTTGTGCTCGGGTTTGACGGGCGCGCGGACCTGATTGCGGTCTCCGAAGTGGAGCGCGGCAAAAACGGTGGCATGACCGATGCGTACCGGCTCGCCGGGGTCATGCAGAAATTCTGGAAGACCCGTGAGGACGCCAGGGTCTGCGGTATCTGCCGGGCGAATGAGAATGAGGGCTGGGTCGCGTTCGATGCCCTGTTCCAGAGCGGCAACCCGTCACCGCCGAATCACCCCCGGTGCCGGTGCCGTCTTCTGGGGAGGCTAGCCCCGGGCGCCGCGCAGAAGTACGCCCGGACGGTGGACAGCAACGGTCAGGAATACTGGCCCGTCGACTCCTGCCAGCAGGGCACCGCGGCGGGTATGGGCGGGCCGATGCCCACCATCCATGATGCGGACGGCATCCAGACTGATATCGCCGGGGGGGTGCCGGGTGCGACGGCCGGAGGGGAGCCGCCGCGCTGGAACGGCAGCGAAGCGGAGCACCTGGTCACCGCCAGCCCTCGCAGTGACTCTGAGGGCCGCGGGAACGTGCAGACTCTCGGCGGTGGCACCGTGGGCGGGCCGTACGAGGATCGCAGCGACGAGACTCATGTCGGGGAACCTCTCGACGCTGACGACGCGGAATGGCCTGAGCATCGCGGTGTCCCGCCGAGACCGGGCCGGGACTGGCCCGCCCCCTACATGGACGGGTACTGGCCGGCTGGGGGCCACGGCACTGGGCAGGCACCGGTCACCTCCATCGGGGGCGGGGACCGGGGCCGCCCGCCGAACGCTCACGGTAAGAGCGCGAAGGGCCACGATCCGGGGGTGGCTGGGCTCGCTGTCCGCGCCGCCGACACCGGCCGGGTCCTGATGCTGCAGCGCGCGTGGGATGAGGATGATGACGCGGCCGGTCACTGGGAGTTCCCCGGCGGTCACCTCGAGCCCGGCGAGGAGGCTTATGAGGCGGCCCGCCGGGAATGGGCGGAGGAGACAGGCTGCGAGGTCCCGGACGGGGACCTGGACGGCATCTGGAACTCCCCGGATGGCCACTACAGGGGTTTCGTCCTCACCGTCCCATCTGAGGATGCGGTTCCGGCGTTCGGTGACCGGGACGCGGTGACCAACCCGGATGATCCTGACGGGGATCAGATCGAGGCGCTCGCCTGGTGGCATCCGGGGCAACTCAGGGACAACCCGGCGGTTCGCAGCGAGTTGCTGGCAGATGTGAAGCGGGTGCGGCGGGCCCTGAAGGCTGCCGTCGGCCTGGCGCACTGCTAGCTGTCCGCTCGGTCCGTATGTGCAGGTTGTGGCGCGGATGGGCCGCGAACGACAAGCGCAGCGACGACACCATCGCCTGGAGCGGCCTGAACCCGCCACCACCGGGCAGGGACAGGCGGGTCGTGCGGGCCACCATCGATGACATGGACTCCGGGTCGTTCATCTGGAAGTCCTGCGGTTCCTTCGCCTCGTACTCCCGGACACGGCCGTCGGCGTACTCCACCCGTACGAGCACGCGGGCGACGGCATCGGGGTCCTCGTCTTCGTAGCGCATGTCCGTGACGGGGGCGGCCACGATCTCGCCGGTTACAGGGGCTTCATCCATCCGCACATGATCGCAGGCACCGAAAGGAGACACGTCACCCGTGAGCGGCCAGGACACCCGCCTCCCTTTCGGTGCGCTTGAACTGTCCGCTGTCGTGATCCGCGCCTGCGAGTGCGGCAGCCCCCGCCCCAGCCCGGACGCCCCGTGTCCCGGCTGCGGCACCCCAGACCCGCCGGAGGTCGCTGACCTCGGCGTGATCGCGGGGAACTACCCGGCCCCACGGCGGCGCCTGTGGTGGCTTCTCATCGGTCAGCATGCGGCGAACCGGCGCATCAGGCGAGCGAACAAGGCGAGGCCATCATGACGAACTATGTTCACGTCACCCGGACCGGCTGCAACATGCTCTGGTCCCGGTTCTATGCGGGGAACGCCACCTATGCGACCGTGCCCGGTGACATGGGCTGGGGGCTCGGCGGGAACAGCGGCAACGGGAACTTCGGGCTTGGTGCCGGGTCCGCGGCGACCACCGACGTTGGCCTGTTCCAGGAAGCCCCGGAGTCCCGTGTCGTGTCGTCCGGGACAGCGCTGACGACAACGACGTTCACGAACGACACCCTGCAGTTCATCGGGACGCTGACCTGCACTCAGGGTGGCGGGGAAACCATCTCCGAGATGGGCCTGTTCGACCAGACCACCAAGCCATTCAGCGGCACGGTGGTGTCGACATCAACGGTGATCGCGTCCACGTCGGGCACCGCACTGACCCTGGGTGCGAACTACACGCCGGGCAACAGTTCTTACGTGCAGGTCGACTCTGAGGTCATGGAGGTGACCGCCGGAACCGGCGGGACATCGCTGACGGTGACCCGGGCGGCGAACGGGTCAGCGGCGTACGCGCATGTCGCCGCCTCCGATGTGGTGACCGCCGGGGACGCGCCCGGGTCGACGGTGGTGGGGGAGCGGATGTTTCTCCACGGATCGTTCACGGGCCTCGCGCTCAACAACGGTGACTCGATCCAGTTCACGGTGAATAACCAGCTCATTCCCTCTTAACCGGCCGCATCGCTGCCCCTGGGCTGCGTGACCTTCCGGGCCGGAAACCGGGGGTGAGCTGTGGCGTTCGGCACGCCCTACTACATCGGGTCGAGCACCCCTAGCGCGTCCACGACACAGACGATCACCGTCGGCACTGCCACCTCGGCCGGGGACGCAATCATCGTCTCGACCGGATGCTCAAGCACCTCCGTCACGGTCAGCGGCATCATCGACAGCAGCAGCAACACCTACACGGCCGCGATCCCCGCGGTGACCAGCGATGAGTTCGGGCAGGTCTGGATCGCGCCGGACTCGGCCGCGCTGACAACCAGCGACACGATCACCGTCACCTATGTCGGGTCCGGCGGCGAGAAACTCGCGGTCGCGGTCGGCGTGTCCGGGGTGGCAACTTCTTCGGAAGTCGACTCCGCGAAAGCGTCAGCGCAGGCGAGCACAGGCAGCCCGTCTGTGACTTCCGGCACCCTGGCCCACGCCAGCGAGCTCGCGATCGGCGTGATTTTCAATAAGAGCACCGGCGGGGCGCCGTCGGGGTTCGGGTCGTTCGCGGAGACCACCTCCCAGCAATCCGGCACATCACCGTATGTGACGGTGTGTTATCTGGATACGGCGTCTACGACGGCGGTGACGTTCAGCGCGACGATCACCTCGACGGACTGGTCCGCGTTCATCATCCCGCTGCTGTCTGGCGGGAACACCAGCAACCTGACCCTGGCCGGTACCGTCAACGTTGCCCCGGCCATCGTCCGCACGGCGGGCCGTCCACTGGCCGCCACCATTACGGCCGGCGGCCGGATCGTTCGCGGAGCGGGGAAGCCGGTCACGGCCACCGTGAACGCCGCGGCGGCGGTCACCCGTCAGGTAGCCCGCCCGCTCGCCGCCACCGTGACGGCGGCTACGGTGCTGCAGGCCGCCCGTAACGCCGGCGAATCCCTGACGGTCACCGGCTCAATCACTAATCCGCCGTCAGTCGGTCTCGGCCTGTCTGTGAGGGTACTGACCGGCGCCG